AACAACCATCAATTGTCTTTTTGTATCGTTAACTGCTTCTTCATGTGCAAAATGAGAAACAGTTGAAAAATCATCACCAATTGGATCAACCCAATAACCATCAGAATCTTCATAATGGTTTGGTTCATACTCATTACCTACCCCATATTTTTTAGCAACAAACTTCTTTAAATCGTGATACGTTAACGGCCAATCATAATAAGGATTGGTTGCTTGATGTGCATATAAAATAATCCAATGCAATTCAGTATCTCCATAAAACTCATGTGCTAAATACTCTGGTGTTTGACCATCAATAATTGTATGTTCTGCAAATAACGCGTGATATTTCACATTATCTAATCTTAAACGAACCCGTTGAAGAATATTAGTTATATCTTCATATTGAAGTCTATTCCGATCCCCATGAATATCATAACCAATTTGATTAAAATATTTAAAATATGCCATTAGTATCCATCCTTTATATCGTCTTGTGTAAGTTTCCTAGTTTCCGTGAAAGCTAAACTAAGAGTATATGAAACAGGTCTACCATCTGTTAATGCTACCCAAAATCCTTCAGGTGTAAAAGTAGTAGTTACATCAGTACAAACACAATTATGTATTTTTGGTAAATGTTTATTCTGTACATATGACCCACCACTCTCCTTCATAAAACTTATAGCAAATTCATTCGGGAAAGTATAAAGACCTTCTCTTAATTTACCGCCAACAAAACCTGGTCTTGAATGTTGTCTAAACATTCTAATAATCTCCCAAATTTGTTCACCTTCTGCTTCACTAGCTGGGGCTAATGCAAATTCAAATGAAAAAGTTCTAAAACCTATTCCATTAAATAATTGTTCTTCGTAAGGATTTGATACAAATCTTCCTGCTGCTCTTAAACCATTTCCTACACCACCTAACATTGCTGCAGCACCTATTGCACCTGCTGCACCTGCTGCATATGCTCCTGCTCCAACAGCTACCACTTTACCAACATCAGCTGCAAGTCCACCCATTGCATTTTTTAACATTTCATCAACAGTACCTTGACCACGAATTCCTTCTTTTAATAAATTTCCTACTGCACCAAGTGCTTCTGTTCCCCATGAAGCACCATCAGCAGTTGTTACATTTGGAGGCATATATAAAAAACAATGCTCAAGATTTTTCGGACCTGATCGTATAGATCCCAAATTATCTGCTAAAAATCCAACAGTTCCTCCAATTAGACCCTTGTTTTGTGATTCTACGGTTGGGCCAGCACCCATATCATCTGTGGCTTGATTGCGTTCACCCTTAGCCGCAGCATTTTGTCCCACTACAGCTGACGCTGAGTCTAAAGTTTTTTCAATACCACCTACTGCCGCACTGGCAATCTTTTTTATCGCTCCGAAGAAGTCGAATCCACCACCACTACCACCACTACCGCCTGATCTACCACGGCTTACATTATCAACTTGGGCTTCTCGTGCCGCGGCTTGACTTTGGTCATCTGCTGGTTTTTGTAAAGAAAATCCTCCCTGTTTCACAGCCGTAAAATGAATAACTTCTTTAACTACCGGCATATTATTATCATCTGTAAAATTATCAATATATATAGGATATCTCCAACACGCTCCACCACCTTCTATACCATGACTTCTAACACCACCGCTCTTTTCAGACTTACTCTTTATATCCGGGTGAGCGTATGAGCCAGATACCCCACCACCTTTGTTTAGAAAATCATCTGCCCATGCCATTATGCCTTCTCCTGTTATAAATATTGTACTATCCTATATTTATAAGAGTTATATGAAAAAATATCCTAGAGTTGGTCGGTATAAAATACAGAATAAAGAAAAATATGTGGCGAATCTTCAAGAATGTGAGTATCGCTCTTCATGGGAATTAAAATATATGAAGTATTTAGACACACATCCCAACGTGATTGAGTGGGGTTCAGAGAATGTTATCATACCTTACTATAATCCCGCTGAGAAAAAAACCAGACGATACTTTGTAGATTTCTATGTGAAGGTCAAATCAACTACCGGTGAGTATAAAAAATACATAGTCGAAGTGAAACCTGCAATTCAATGTAAACCACCTCGAAAACCCAAAAAACAAACACCAGGATACGTCAAAAAACTCAAATCATTTATAATGAATCAGGCTAAATGGAAGGCTGCTCGTAAATGGGCAGAGAAACGAGGTATGGAGTTCATTATTTTAACTGAAAAGGAACTAGGTATTCAATCTAAAAAACATAAAAAACTCTTATAAATATAGATATGGAAAAGATACAAGGAATAGAAGGTACAAGAATAACACGAATTTATTCGGCTAAATTTTATTTCTTTAAATACGTTACATATAACAGCACCCACCCAGACTTCTATTACGATATGTTTCCACTAATATTTACATTGGGGAAAGTACCGAAAAGTAAAGGAGGGGCTGAAGATGAAGGGGGTGGTGGAAAACTTATCCGTGGTCTTAACTTTCATTATATACCACCAAAAATGAGAATACCACTATTAAATGATTTAAGAAAAATTAGTCCAGACCTATACAGAAACCCAGTAGCATTTGCTAGGTTTTTTAGACCTCTGTTATGGAGATTAAGAAAATATAGGCCAGCTCGCGTATGTTATAGACACTATGATATTAAACATATAAGAGGTGGGAAGGTATTAAGAATCCACAAAGACAATTGGGATAGTCTTTTAATGAAACCACGCGTAGAACATTTTATTACATCAACATTCGGAAAATACGCTTCCGAAAGAGTTTGGAAAAACTCATTAAGAGAAATGAGAAAATCAGGAACCGATTAAAGGAGATCAAATGCCATTTAATTTAGGCGGACAATTTAAAATTGGTGGAGTAACTATTGGTGCTAATATACCTTTTGGAACCTCACGGCGAAGTAATCCAAAAGATATAGAAAAGAAATTTGAAGAAACAAAAACACCAAGAAATACTGTAACTAGAATGATGTCACAGGTGAAATCAGGTAATCTGTTTTCTCGACCTTATTTGTATCGTATTATTATGCCTCTTCCTAATGCAATTTTTCCTGAATTTTCTACAAATGAAGCACAAAATGTATTAATGAATTGTGAAACTTTAGCTATACCAGGTTATACAATAGCCACCAAAGAAATTCAAACATATGGATATCAACGACAATATGCATATGCTAAAATGTTTGATACAATGTCTATGGGATTTTATATGAGTGACCAACTAACTGAATTTAAATATTTTCATAAATGGATGGATTATATATATGATGAAGGTCGTGTAAGATATTATAATGAATATACAAGTAATATGAAAATATACCAATTATCAGCTACTCAACCAGGTGTAGATGAAGAAGATTTGAGAGTTACAATGGAGGTTGAATTAGTAGATGCCTATCCTAAATCAATATCACCTTTACAACTTGGACATGGTCTACAGGGTTCTATTCACAAAATGACAACGGATATAATGTTTCGTAAAGCTATGTATAGAGATTATACAAGATCAGGTGGTGGTAATCAAGGACAAGGTCTCGGAGCAAGAATTAAAGAAGCAGGAGTAACTTTAGACAGTCCTTTCTCTCAATTAAATTTACCAAAATGGGGCAAGATTTGGAAAAAACAATTAAACACGTTACCAGCTAAATCATTAGAACAAGATAGTGAACATTACGAAGTTGGTCAAAACTCAGCAAGACAGGGATTTGCACCACAATAACTTTTAACATCATTTTATATAGGAGTGAATGAAATGGGATTACCAATCATAGCAGTACCCAATTATCAATTAACAATACCTTCAAATGGACAGGTAGTTAATTTTAGACCATTTTTGGTTAAAGAAGAAAAGATTCTCTTAATTGCAATGGAAAGTGAAGAAGAGGAACAAATGACAGGAGCAATTCGTAATATTATTAAGAATTGTGTTACAGAGGAACTTGATGTAAGTACTATGCCGATGTTTGACATAGAGTACATATTTTTAAAATTAAGAAGTAAATCAAAAGGTGAAGAAGTTGATTTAACTTTTGATTGTGGAAAATGTAAAAAACCAATTGCAGTAAAAGTTGATCTATCAACAATAGAAGTAACACGAACTGAAGGACACGATACTAAAGTACCATTATCAGATGATGTTGGTGTAATTATGAGATATCCTTCAATGCAAGTACAACAGGCTATTGATAAAACAGGAACTGATGTAGAAAATATTTTTACAACTATTGTTATTTGTATTGATTCAATTTGGGATAAAGAAAATGTATTTCAATCAAAAGATCATACAAATGAAGAAATGACTAAATTTTTAGAATCATTACCTGATGCGTCATTTCAAAAAATCCAAAAATTCTTTGATACAGTTCCAGTATTAAAACATACATTTGGCATAAAGTGTACAGCAAAGAATGGTAAAGGGAAAAAAGCTAGTATATGTGGTTGGAAAGACACTAAGACCTTGGAGGGTCTTGGATCTTTTTTCGTCTAGGCCTTGGTCATGAAAGTATAAGTAACTATTACCAAACAAATTTTAATTTGATGCAACATCATAAGTACTCATTGGCTGAGGTAGAAAATTTAATACCGTGGGAAAAAGAAATTTATATTATGTTATTAATGCAATGGATAGAAGAAGAAAACGAAAGACAAAAACAGCAACAAAACCAAAAGGGATAATAAATGCCTGCTTCATTAGATGACATAAACAAAGAAACAATCAAAAACACTAATACGCTGAATGCTATCAATAAAAGCATCAAAGATCAAACAAAACTTCTCACGAAACCTGAAAAAAAAGATGTAGAAGGTGAGAGAGAGAAAAAGGATGCTAATAGAAAGTTCTTAGATGAATTAAAAGGCATAATTGGTGCAGCTGTTGGTGGTGCTGGTAAAGCAGGCAAAGGTGCTGGTAAGATGCTTGCTAAATTCTTAAAGTTTGGTCTTACTGCTATAATGTTACCATTTATGGGTTTGATTGGTGCTATAGCTGGTGTTTTTAGTGGTATAATGGCTACTCCAGAAGTTAAATTTCTTGGAGGTATAATTAAAACTATTGGTAAGACTGCAGTTGGTTTTGTTAAATTCATGGGTAGTATAGCTAAATGGATGTTAAATCTGATACCAGGTGGAAAATGGGGAACAAAGATATTTGGTGTATTTGGTAAGATTGGTGAAACCATGACTGGAATGCTTGGTAGGTGGGGTGATAAACTGGCAGGAATTTTTAAACATCCCAAAATTGCTGCAGTAATGGGTAAAGTATCTAAATTTATACGACCACTTGCGAGAATTGCAATTTGGTTGTTTTCTGCTTATGAATTTATTAAAGGGTGGGGAAAGGCAGATCAAATATTTGGTAAAGAAGAAGGTGGTGCAACCATTGTAGAAAAATTCGCCAGTGGTATCGGTGGTGTAATTGACTTCCTATCTTTTGGGTTAATAGAAATAGAAGTAGCAGCAGTAGCTCTAAAAAAGACATTTGACTTTTTTAAACTTGCAGTAACTAAACCAGGAGAAGCTTGGAAA